GATTGGATGTTTGTTAGATTTCTATTAGGAATAGACCTATATGAACACCATCCCGAATTAATGAAAGAATACGAAGTAGATTGGGAAGATGAAACGGATGATTTTGATTATCCAATAGATTATAAGAATTGGTTAAAGAATTGTAGGGGAATAGATATAGAAGAAGTAGAAGCCAAATAATAAAAAAGGGTGTGATTAGTTATGGATAAAAGAATAAAAATGCTATTATATGTTTTAAATAAAAAAGGTATAGATGTATCATGTATGGCTAAAGCTAATTATAGTGAGAAGTTTAATACTATAATAACTAAATACACACTTCAATTTTGGTATCAAGGCATAAGAAAGAAGAAAGGTACTGATGAAGAAGAAAAGTATACATACGCTAAGATAATAACACCAAAGAACATGATGTATACTATTAAGTACTTAGTAGCGGTTAAAGACAATAAAGCAAAAGCTGGTGAGAGTTATGACGAATAAGAAAGAACCAGTAGATAAAGCAATTAAAAAGTTAAAGGCAATAGTAGACGCACCAATGCAAGATAACAAAAAGATAAATGCAAAATTAGATAAAAAAGTGCCTAAGAAGAAAATAGACAATGAATTATCACATAATCAAATTATGTTTTGCGAAGAATACATTAAAACCCAAAACGGGAAACAAAGTTATTTAAAAGTGTATACAAAGTGTAAACCAGAGAGTGCGGAAAGCAGTAGTGTACGCTTGATAGGTAATGAAAAGGTCAAAAAATATATAGATGAAAGATTAAAACCATTAAGAGAACAAGAAAAAAAAGAAGAAAAATCAGCCATAGCGGATGCTAATGAAATATTAGAAACGTTTACTAAAATATTTAGGGGTGATGATTCAATTAAAGACCAAATGGGATTCGATGTAAGTGTTAAAGATAGAATAACTGCGGGAAAAGAGTTAGCAAAACGATACGGACTATTTATTGAACCTGAGAAAACGGAAAATAATGCAGTATCTAAAAAGATAGAAGTAGAAGTAGTAGATCATAGCGATTTAGAAAGCGTTATGTATGAGAATAAGAAGGGTTGATGAAACATGGGAAAGTATGAAAGTAGAAATAAGCCAAAGGATATACGCGAAAGTGATGATACGTATGATAGTTATGTATTAAAGTGTATGAAGTGTGGAAATACAAGATATATCAATAAAGGCAATAACATAATCAAAATATTCAAAAAAGGTTGTATAGAATGTAAAACAAATAGATGGGAATTATTAGGTGAAGGTAATTTTATTACTACAAGTCTTAATATACCAAAGAAAGATGAAGAAGATACGGACGCTTTTGTATTAGAACATATAGCAAAAAGTGGTGTTGATAATTTAACTTATGATAGAGGATATCCTACGGGTGAAAATTACAATACAAAAAAGGTATCACACATTGAACAAAGGTAATATCACGTAAGTGTTATTATATAAATCAAGTTAGATGAAGGAGGTGAGAATATGAAAAAGGTAGAAGAAATCAAGTTAGATGTATCAAACGTTGATTTAGCAAATGCACCTGTAGGAATAGAAATGCCTAAGATAAAACTATTAAGTGAAATGACTAAAAAAGAACTTATGGCAATATGTGATTCTAAAGGTATTGTATATGGAAAGAAGCCTAACAATGCAACTCTTATCGAATTAATTGAAAAAGGAGATGCACCAGTTATGTCAATGGACAACAAACCAGTATCAGCAGGATTAGTAAATAATACCGAAGAAAACATACCAGCAAATTTCATTAATGTACAAAGAGAAAAAAAGGACGTTAATGATGTTAGAAGCTACAAGGGAAGATTTTACAAAGTATTATCAAATGGATATGCTATGTGGACTGACAATGGTGTAGCATTTAATCTTAATGAAATAGTATAAATAAAGAGGAGGTGACTGTTATGAAAGTAATTAAAATTAGTGGTGATCGTTATATGATAGAGGGTTCTCAAATGATTTATAGTGAAAAAGAAATAAAACATTTAAGGGCTGTCGAAGATGTAAAATCTGATAATTGTGTAAAAGCATTATATGAAGGTGAGTTAAATGATGAATCAAGAAGTGAACCTATCAAAGTTGAAGCTAAAGATATCGAAGAAACAACAAACAACGTTAAACCTTATACAAGCAGAAGACATAAATGATATCTATTGCTTAGGCAGTACACAATCGGGTAAGACATTTATAATATGTTTGGGTGTTATATTATATGCCCAAGCGTTATATGAATACGATCCTAATAATCGTTATTATGGAGCTATAATAGGTTGGACTACCGAAACATTAAAAGGAAACGTTGTAGACGTAATAGAAAACTTCTTAATAGAAATGGGATTTACCAAAGGCGAAGATTATGAATTAAAGTATGGATCGGGAAATGAAAAGTACTTAAAGATATTCAATTTAAAGATATATTTCTTTGGATTTAATAATTATCTATCGTTTAATAAGATATTAGGTAAACCTATAATATTTAGGTGGGTTGATGAATCAGCCCGTATCTATTCACAACAACAATTACAACAACCATTTAATGAAATACCTGGTCGTCAAGTTTCATACGCAGGACATCCTTATTTAAAATCAATAGATTCATTTAACGTTGAGGGAAGTGAAGCTCACCCATATAAACGTGATATACTAGACAAAAGAAAAGATGCTAGACATTTAATATTCTTTCCATACGACAACCCAAAGTTAGATACTGCGGATAAGATAAGAAAAGTTGTTGAAATGTTCCCACCTGGGACGTTAAGAGAACAAAAGATATTTAACAAATGGGTAGTAGCGGAAGGTAGAGTATTTGATAGAATAAACAAACTAGAATCATTATATGGATTACAAATACGCGAAATAGGATTAGGTATCGATTATGGTAGTGTTAATCCTACTACGTTTGTACCTATAGCATTATGCTACAATGTATCTACTAGAAAGTGGATATTAGTTAGACTACAATGTTATTATCATGATCCTAGTAAAGATGGAACAAATCCTACGACGGAATTTTATAGTAATCAGTTAAGATTCTTTATGGTTTACTTGAAAAAGTTATATCCACATGTCCCTATTACTACAAACGTAATAGATAGTGAAGCAACACACTTTACTAATAGATTAGACGCTGATAATATACCATATAGCACTAGTAAAAAAGGTGCTGGAAGTGTAGATGCAGGTGTGCAACACTTACAAGCGTTAATGTATAAAGAATTATTTTATATATTAGAAGCCCCTAGTGTGGAAATGTTTTATCCCGATGGAACTATGAAATTAAGTGGTAAGGACGATTCATTATTAGAATATGAATCATATCAATATGATAGTGTTAAGTCTGTAAAAGAAGGTAAGAATTGCTATAAAAAGGAATTAGACCACTCAATAGACGCAACACGTTATCTAATTGATGAATGGGCGGATACAAATAGGTGTCCTATAGTTTAAGAAGAAAGAGGGTAATATTATGGAAATATATTGTAAATCAACAAAACGATTCTTAATGAATGTAGATATAGAAAAGTATAACAAGTCTATTGAAGTGTTTACTAAGACCAATATTACGCTACCTTTGATTATAGAAATACCTTGTAGATCTTGTAGAATGATAGAAGTCTACGAAATATATCCAACCCATTATATACACGTTAAATCTTATAAGAGAGATTTGACATTAGAAAAATAAAATGATATAATAAATATACATAGAAGTGCAATAAAAAGTGTCGCGAAACACAGAGAAGCACATGATAGCCATTAATGGTTGTTGTGGGCTTCTTTTTATTGTACGGATAGAAATAGAGAGGTGATTCTATGTTAGAAAAAATTAAAACAATATTTAACAATATAAAAACTAGATTCACTAATAAAAAGTGGAAACTATATATATATTACTTAAATCAATGTGTGAAAATGATTAAAGTAGACGCAGATGAAAAACCATTAAAAAAAGCATACGTTCTAAATGTGTGGTTTAGAAAACATATATTTAAGACTAATTATGCTAAGGTGGTGTTAGTACCTATGCGTATCCTTTATCACAATGA